ACTAATGGCGATGCTAGAATTGGACTTCTAACAGAAACCTTTACTGCTCCTTCTGAATCATTCGTTAAAGTTATACCCACTTCGGTGAGTAGTTTGTATCAAGGAACTATCACACCTACTGTCAGTGTAACTAACAATGTATCTAACATTACAGTGCAGACTACATTTGATTTAACAGATGTGACTCCTGTATGGGACATGACCTCAGAACCAGAGTTTGCTGTTCAAGGCGATCAAATTACTTTCAAAGTTGATGGAACAAATATTCCTGATCCTTCTACAGTTTGGTTTGAAATACTACACGGCACAACTGCTAATGCGGATTTCACAACAACACCTCCGCAGACAGGCACACGTTCATCAACGGTTATTAACGATCCAGGCGATACCGTCTTTCAGATTACTGTTGATAGTGATGGTGAAGTTGCTGATGAATCATTCACTGCGCGTCTTTATGATGCAGAAACCAGCGGTAATCTTCTAGCATCTATTCCTTACGTGATACAAGGTACTAACACTTCATATGTTTTAACGCCTAGTGTCACTACAGTAAATGAAGGTGGTCAAGTTACATTCACCTTTACTACTAATCAACCTGACGGAACATACTATTGGTATATACCGACATATTCTGGGTATACAATACAAGTCGAAGACTTTTCGTTTCCTAACGGTGGTTTCGGTAATGGTTTGCCTATAGGCACAAATAATAATAGATATTCGTTTGTTGTAACTGGCGGTACTGGTACAATTCTTGTTGAATTGAATAATGATACGCTTACCGAGGGTGCAGAAGCATTCAATGTTTTAGTAGCAACATCTGCTAATGGAAGCGTACCTCCTATTGCGTCTAGTGGAACTGTTACTGTAACTGATACGTCTGTAACGACATTCACTCTTGGTTTGAATCCTTCTAATCACCCCGTCCAGTCAAATAGTAATGTAACTGAAAGCGGCACTCTGTACTTACTCATAAGTGCAGATAACAACCAACCCAATTTACAGACTAATTATGTAGAGATTACTGGTGCCGGTGTTGTAGGAAGATTCCCAGTACAGCAAAAGAATACTACTAATGGTCAATATCCTAACAGCATTTCTTTTGCAACAACGAGTAGTACTACATATCAAGGTTCACAAGTTGGTACTGCTACACTATCTACTGGTAACTATGCATCTTTAGGCGGAACAGTACTTGATACAGTCACTTTCAATCTAGTGGATCTAGCACCCGCAATGACGTTGACTCCTAACGCCACGACTGGTACTGAAGGCGACACAATAACATATACTGTTGGTGGAACTAACATTCAGGACGGTACTTACTACTGGTACGATCCTGAACTAGTTAAAACACTTGACTGTCCCAATGGTCTAAGTTCTGGCACGTCACAGATCAATCACCAAGGTCCTTCAAATGCTGGTTTAGATTTATCAGTAGGAATGTCAACTGATGATGCTGACATACCAGGCACAATTACTAGTATAATCAGTACCGGTCCTACCAGTGGTTATATAACTATGTCAGAACCGACAACTAGAGCAACAGTTACAGGCGAACATATAAAGTTTGCTTTCCCTGCGGACTGGGCAGATGCAACCGATCTCTATGGTACTGTAGCAGTATCAAGCAACGCGGGCACTTTCGAGTTAGACACTCTTGAGAATTCCGATTTCAATGATGACGTATATTCTATGAGAGTCTTTGATAATTTACTTTCATATAATGAATATTTTAGCGCCAATCTTGGACTTGCTACTGCCGCAACTGTTACTATTGCAGACACTAATCCGGCATCTGTGAATTTACAATATAATACTGGCAACTCTCTCTCAGCAAGTTTCTTTAATGTTTCTGGATATGCGCAAACTACAACTCTAATGACTGAGTACAATGATACCGGTCAAGGAATCGTGTGGAAGAATTTTACTCCACATTACTCTTCCCAACCGCCTACTGAGGATTTCGGTAATCCGGCGTATGATAATAACTGGATTCTTCCTGTCGAAGCAAGACAAGATTATATTGGTTCTAATTACCAGATGAATGTTAGATTTTATAACGATTCACAAAGAACTATTCCTACAGTACCTGATCAACAAACTGGTGGTAGTGCGGGTTATTCATACGTAAATGGCCAGCGTTTTGTGGACGGTGTAGAAGTTGATACCTGGGACAATTCAGCAACTCAATGGTGGGTGGTTGGGTCGACTACAGAAAGTGGCACACATTATTTTCGACATATAGCACAAACAACGCCTACCAGCGGTAGCGCCACTGTCATTAATTCAAGATGGGTAACAGTAACCATTAAAGAATATAATGGAACTCTTGGTACAGGCACAACTCTTTTGACATACAACTATCTATCGAGTGTTAGTGCCTACACCAGCACTTTTAGCGGATTTTAATAATGCATAATATAGATGTAAATGATTTAGTATATCAGCAAGATTGGTATGACACAAACATATGGTACTGTTTTCTGAATAACGAAGACGGTTCGACTCGTTATAGAACAACAGCAGTTTTAAATAATAACGGCACTATTAATTACGCTGAGTCGTATACCGTTATGAATAATTTTCATAAAGCAGAAATGTGGGGATCTTATAGAGACTTAATTCCTAGCAGTGACAACCCTGCCGCTAACGTGTATGTTAATGGTCAAATAAAAAGAGTAGATTATTTAATTCAGGAAACTGAAGGTCAAGAACTTGTTGATATTATTGAGGCACGTTTTCCCGCATATGATCTTGAAACCACTAATTTGAATGTGGTAGGCAGTTACGGTCCATATAGACCTCCATATACTGCGGCATCGTCAATAAGTTTCTATGATATGGAGTTGTTCACTTCAGCGGCAGCGGATTTTAGTAGAATCAATGAGTTTGTACACTCACATCCTCCACATTCAAGATATAATGTGGATTTAAACGTATATACAGATTTGATGCCTTGGTTCGGTTACAAGTTTAACCTTGATGATGACACTGTGTCAATGAAGATTGTTCACCGAAATAGAATACCTACTGTCACTTATCCTCCTGTACCTGAAGGTGAGTTAAAAAATATATACTATGCTAGAATACACAACGAAGATGGCACTATAGATAACATGAACGATGTGTTTTTCGATGGATATTGGAATGATATAGAAGCATATTGTACAGAGCATGATTTAGATTATCCGATACCAGAAGGTGTTGATGCTACTCATGTTCTTGTTTGGGGTATTGTGTTTAATGGTACTACCGGTGTACCGGTGATGGTAAAAGGATATGAAAGCAGAGATGTCGTTCCAACTTGATATAACTGATATTGATAAGAAATTTTGGGATAAAGCAAACGAAGAGTTGAGTATTGCCAAGCAAAGATATGTTGATGTTCGTATTGAACAACTTGCTGAAGAGCGAGATAAGAATACTGATACATATGACATAGCGTGGTATAATCGACTCATCGAAGAATTGACTTGGGCAAAACAAATGTCCGAGCGAAAGAGATAATATATGTCAGAAAATAATAACATTGATGCAGACTACAACACCTCTCGTGACACATACAACGACCTGATTGAGAAAGGTCGTGAGTCTTTAGAGTTGATGATTGAAGTTGCTCGTGAGAGCGAACATCCTCGGGCATTCGAAGTTCTTTCTGGCATGATTAAAAACATATCTGATGTCAATGATAAGTTGATGGACTTAAATAAGAAGTATAAAGAAGTTACTGCTACTGCCAAACCCGCTTTAGAGTCTGGAGCAGTCACTAATAATAATGTATTCATTGGCAGTACAACAGACTTACAGCGAATGCTGATTAAGAATGCCGAAGAGCAAAAGGTAATTGATGTCGTTCCAGACGAATCTTAATAGCGGCAACTCTTATCTCGGTAATCCTAATGTAAAACGCGACGGCGTTCAACAGCAATGGACTGAGTGGGAAGTCATGGAGTACGCGAAGTGCAGTAATGATTCTGCATATTTTGCCCGTACTTACATTAAGATTATATCATTGGATGAGGGTCTTGTAAACTTTAATCTATATGACTATCAAGAAAATATGTTCGAACACTTTGACTCACACAGATTCACTATCGTGCTTGCGTGTAGACAGTCAGGTAAATCTATATCATCTGTTGTATATCTTTTGTGGTATGCACTCTTTCATCCAGAGAAAACGATTGCTGTTCTAGCGAACAAAGGAGCAACCTCTCGTGAAATGCTACAACGTATTACACTTGCTCTTGAAAACCTACCGTTCTTTCTGCAACCAGGTTGTAAAGCACTCAACAAAGGTTCTATTGAATTTTCTAATAATAGTCGAATTATTGCCGCTGCTACTAGCGGGTCTTCTATTCGGGGTATGTCTGTTAATCTTTTGTTTCTTGATGAGTTTGCTTTCGTTGAACGTGCATCTGAGTTCTACACTTCAACGTATCCAGTCGTCTCTGCGGGTAAAGATACAAAAGTTATCGTCACCTCAACTGCCAACGGAATAGGTAATACGTATCACAAGATATGGCAGGGAGCAACACAGGGCGTCAATGAATATAAACCATTCACTGTAAACTGGTGGGATGTACCTGGTCGAGATGAAGAGTGGAAGCGACAGACTATTGCGAACACTTCTCAGTTGCAGTTCGATCAAGAATTTGGCAACACCTTCTTCGGGACAGGTGATACGCTGATTAATGCTGGATGTCTATTGGACTTGAGAGCAATTAATCCTATACAGATACTAGAAGGCGGTGATTGCCTAATATATAAAGAACCTGTAAAAAGTCACGAATATATCATGACTTGTGATGTAAGTAAGGGAAGAGGACAGGATTATTCTACATTTACTTTAATCGATATTACTACAAGACCTTTTCAACAGGTATGCGTATATCGCAACAACAATATCTCTCCACTACTCTTCCCTGACATTATATATAAATATGCAAAAGTCTACAATGAAGCGTATGTTATAGTCGAGTCAAACGATCAAGGCACTGTAGTGTGTCAAGGTCTGTATCACGACCTAGAGTATGAGAATGTCCATGTCGAATCTGCTACTAAAGCAAATCGAATTGGTGTTGAAATAACCCGTAAGTCGAAGCGACTGGGTTGTTCTGCTATCAAAGATATTCTTGAAGAGAACAAGTTAGAAATTGTCGATGAGAATACTATCTTTGAGATGTCCACGTTTACAGCACAAGGACAATCTTATGAAGCATCTGATGGTAATCACGATGACTTGATGATGAATCTAGTGATGTTTGGTTACTTTGTATCCACACAGTTCTTCGCAGACATGACAGATATCAATTTAAAGCAGATGATGTTCGAGAATCAAGTAAGACAGATCGAAGATGATATTGTGCCCTTTGGTTTTATTGACAACGGTGACGATGAAATAAACAGAATAGAACAAGCAGAGAATGATAAGCACCAGCAATGGGCAACGTGGGGTAACGATGATTATTGAAAATAGTGGTATGTATAAATAAAACATTGATATCTAATCGTATTATGAATCTCTTATCATATGTTTAACTAATAAAGGACAAGACCATGGCATTTATTCCATCAGAGTCTCCCAACATTACAGTAAAAGAGTTTGACTTGTCGGGTGTTGTACCTGCTGTCACCACTTCTACTGGTGCAATTGTTGGTGACTTTAACTGGGGACCTATAGGCGTACCAACGAAGATTTCGAATGAATCTCAATTGGTAAGCGTATTCGGATCTCCAACATTAACAGAAGAAGGATCAGCAGTCGATTACTTGACCGCCGGCACATTCTTAAAATATTCTAGTGATCTCTTCGTGGTACGTGACGCAACAGTTGCGGCACTTAACTCATACGATAGTGACGGGGCATCCGCCGCATCTATCGTCAAAAACGATGATGATTTCCTAACTAAAAAATCAGGTCTTGCTACTAGTGGACATACGTTCATCGGCAAACACGCTGGTATTCTGGGTAACGACATTGACATTCAAATTGTTGGTGAAGATTCCGCAGTATTTGCTGCCTGGGATCATGCTTCTAGTTTCGATGAGAAACCAGGTACTTCTGCTCATGTCGCGGCACGATCCGCTGACACCACCGGTGCTAATGACGAAATTCACATTGCAGTTATTGATCGTACTGGTATATTCTCTGGTGTTCCAGGAACTCTTCTCGAAGCGTTTCCATTCGTATCTTTAGCAACTGACGCAAGAACACCCGAAGGTGCATCTAACTATGCAGTCGATGTGGTCAATGCCGGTTCTGAGTATGTACGATGTGCTTCACTTCCTGACGAAGTAGGAACTCCTGTAACTTCAATCGTACACACTGCTTCTGCTAACGGTTCTCAACTTATCACTGCTGTTGATACAACAGTACTTAAAGGTGGTGCAAACAGCGGAACATTCACTACTGCCGAGTATACTGGTGTAGAGAAAGGATTCAGTCTGTTTGAAGATGTTGATACCATTCAAGTTGATTTCTTAATTGCTCCTGGACTTGCCGCTTCTGCTGATCAAGTAACAGTCGTAAATGCTCTAACAGGTATTGCTGCCTCACGTAAAGATTGTGTTGTTGTATCATCTCCTGCACGTACTGATGTTGTCGGTGTATCACCTAGTACTATAGTAACAAATACTATTACTACTACTAACCTGTTTAATGCATCTTCTTACTTGATTGTTGATAACAACTATCTTAAAGTCTATGACAAGTACAACGACCAATATGTTTATATCCCTGCGGCATCTTCAACTGCTGGTGTAATGGCAGCAACAGATGATGTTGCGGCACCTTGGTTCTCTCCTGCAGGCAGTCGCCGTGGTCAATACTACGGTGTAACTAATCTTGCATACTCAGCAACTAAAGCACAGCGTGATACTCTGTACAAAGCAGGCGTTAACCCAATTGTTAATCTGCCAGGACAAGGTATTCTTCTGTATGGCGATAAGACTAAACTAGGTCGTCCATCTGCATTTGATCGTATCAACGTCCGTCGTCTGTTCTTAGGCGTAGAACGTGCAATCAAAGCGGCAGCACAGAACGTAATGTTTGAATTCAATGATGAGTTCACTCGTGCTGAGTTCGTAAACATAGTCGAACCTTTCTTGAGAGAGATTAAGGGTCGTAGAGGTATTACTGATTTTAGAGTTGTATGTGACGAAACAAACAACACTGCCGCAGTAATTGACAATAATCAATTTATCGCTTCTGTCTTTATCAAACCAGCACGATCTATCAACTACGTATCTTTGAACTTCGTAGCAGTTAGAACCGGTGTTGATTTCGATGAAGTAGTCGGTCTGGTATAAGGGAGAATAGACAATGGCAATTTTAGGCGTAGATGATTTTAAATCGAAACTCAGAGGGGGCGGTGCTCGTCCTAATCTGTTTAAGACAACCCTTAACTTTCCGGCATATGCTGGGGGTGACGTAGAACTTACGTCATTCCTTTGTAAGTCTGCACAGTTACCACAATCAAGCATGGCACCTCTTTTGGTACCATTCCGTGGTCGCGAGATGAAGATTGCTGGTGATCGTACATTCGAAGATTGGACAGTAACCATTATTAACGATACTGATTTCGATGTTCGTGATGCTTTCGAGCGTTGGATGAACGGTATCAATGCACACCAATCCAACACTGGTCTAGTTAATCCTGTTGATTATCAAGCAGACTTAATTGTTGATCAGTTGGATCGTAACTCTGACGTATTAAAGCGTTATCAGTTCAGAGGCGCTTTCCCAACACTTGT